TAATTGTGGATTAATACCTTGTCCAGTTGCAATACCAACTCCCGTGTCCATCATTACAACAAATTTATTTAAAGACATTCTTGCAAAGTTTTTAAACATTGTTGTTCCAATAATTTCTCTTTTGATTACTGTTTCGTTTTCAGTGTAAACATCGGGGTCTAATTCATAAATAATTCCAGTTTGAAAATCGCCAACCAAGTTTTTACCCGCAAAATAAGCGTGGCAATTGGCTCGCCACCTTCCGTCAATACCTGAATTATTAACACTTTCTCTTTCGTGCCAGAGTTCAGTTGTAATGTCGTATTCCCAAGTTTTGTTTGCACTCGGAAAGGTTAGGCAATAAAATTTATGTCCATCCTGAACATAACTAAAACCAATTGCATCATCAATTATTGTGTAATTTTCTATTTCTTGCGAAATTGGAAAAGTTGAGATTGGCTTTAATTGATAACCAATAGTTTGATAAACAATTCTATCATTTCCTAAAAAGAAAAATGAATTGTCCATTGTGGCAATTGAATATTTTGAAGCGGAGCCTTTTTCAATATAAACACCTTCTTTTCTTTGAAATAAAGTATTTCCTGATCCAGTATTATAATATACTTGAATTATATCTTCTTTAAAAAACCAAAGTTCTAAATTGTTTTGATAAACTCTGACAATCTTGGAAGAATTAGCCTCTACAGTTGCGGCGTTTAAAGCGTTCCAATTTTGAGTAGCATTCACATTAGACCATTGAAATTCATTTGAATCTATTAAGGCAGATACAGTAAAGCCGTCAAGTGTTGTTATTGAGCCAGAGTTGTTAAAATCACTATCTGTAATCTGAGTTAATGAGTTTGCTGTTGCTGTGCAATAATAAGTAATTCCGTTTAGAAGTTGAATTGTAACTTGATCGCCGTTGTCAGTCATTATTACACGACCAATTTCAGAAGTAATTTCTCCTAAAAGAGTCTTTGTCTTAGTTGAGTCTATTTTGTAAACTTTATTACCAATCACCACATAAAGATTTTCGCCCATCACGCGCATTCCATAAACAGGCAAAGAAACCCCTGTATCTTCCCAAACATTAAGTCCAGCAGTTCCTAAAATTATATTTGGAAAAGGGCTCGTTTGAGGGGTTATTTCAGCATAACAATTTAACATTCTTTCTGCCGAAATTAAGCCGCTTTTTGCCTTATATGAATTTATTCCAAAATGGATTGGTTGCAACATTATTAATACAAATTATAGGTTGGCACAAAATAAATTGAATCTTCTCTATCATAGCCTTTTAAATTACGAAGCATTTCATCGGCAGTTCTTTTAATTAATTCTGCCTTTGTTTTATCAATTCCGTAATCATAACTTAAGCGAGAAGCTAAGCCAAAAGCTAAAGTTTCAGCCCATTCAATTGGAAAATCTGGATTATCATTCCCGCTTGTAAAATCAAAAAACATCTTCTGAAATGTAAATTTAATTGTGTTGGTTGCGTCATCAGGGGCTTGGTATAAATAAAAAATACCAGAACTTAATTGCTTATCATAATAAAATTGAGTTGGTTGACCTGAAACTGTTTTTTGAGCAAGATTAAAATAATCATTTCTAGCAAGTTCATTTAAAGGAGTGTCATAATTTGAAGAATCTCTCCTTCTTGCTGATGGTATTGCTTCGGGGCGTGTAATTTTAGTTTGGTAAACATAAACAGTTGCTTTATTTGATACATTATCAGTTAAAGCGTCAGTTAAATTAATTGTTGTTCCTGCTACACTTGCAACAGTTGTCCAAAAAATATTGCCGTCATCTTTCATTACGCCAACATAATAGCCAGCAGTAAAACCAGTTGCACTAGTCACGACTATTGCTGTTGCTCCACTTGAAGCTGATGCACTTGTTGTTGTTTGGGTAAATGATTCGGTCGCATTGGCAGTTGAACCGTCTAAGACATAACTTTCTTGTCCAACAGTTAAAAACAAAGTTCCTTCTGCATATTTCCAAAGATAAACACCTTCACTTTTTAAGCCTTTTACAAACAAGTTTAATGCATCAGAAGCTTCGTTCACTTCTTCAGCAGTTAAAGCTCTTCCGCGTGTTTTAACGCCAAGAATTGACAAGGCTCTATTGATTATGTCATTTCTTGTTTGTGAAAATGTATTGGTTCCGCTTACTGCCATATTTATGAAAAATCAATGTTAATGTTGTTTAATTCTTCTAAAGTCGTGCAAGCTTCAATATTAACTTGTAAACTTCTTGCTAAAACTCTTTTTTCTGCAACACCTTCTTTTAAAGGATCATTAGATGTTGGGTCGGATAATCTGATAACTTGCCAATCGGTGCTTATAAGATAGGCTTTGCATTGAGCTATTTTTGAGGCTTTGGCTTCTTGCAATTGAACATCAAGAGGCTTTACATATTCTTGATAAACTCCATTAACCACACACATTTGCTTTTTTAAAGCTTCTTGATGTTTTTCGTCAGAAATTTCTATGTAAGGCTCAGGAATTGATGCGTAATTAATAACGTCAGGATAATATCCTTTTACTAAAGTTGTTTCTGTGTCGTAATTTACCTTAACCATAATTTTTAATTTTTAATTGTTAATATCCTATTGCAACCCAAGCAATATTACTAGATTGTCCAGTGCCATTAATATCGCCTGTTTGAATTGTAAATTGAGATGTCGATATAAAATCACCATTAGAAGTTTGAAAAGTGCCTACCGCAGTAGCTTTGACTGTAGTTTGAAAATTTAAACAAGCTGTCGGGAAAGTTATAGGAAATGTTCCTGTCCTTGTTGAACTCCCACTGCTTGTGCCCCACTGAATAATTAAACCATTTGGTAAATAAGTATAGCCATTAGTAGCTTTAGAATTAACGAAATTATTAAATGAACTGGAGACAACTATCCAATAAGCAACAGTTGAGTTGTAGCGCAACATCACAAAATCAGTTGTAATATCTAAGGTAATATTTCTATTGGCATCGTTATTATTTTGAGGATTAAAAATATTGCCAGTAGCGTGCTTTAAAACAATATTTCTAGCATCAGCGGTGCTTTTAATAAAAATAATCTGCCCATCTTGCCCACCATTAATAGTATCTAAATCATCAGTTGAGGTGCTACCTTCGGTATCAATTACATAAGAGCTTGAATTGTTGGTTAAAGTAACAACGCCAGTTGCGATTGTTAATGCAGTATCTGAGCCAGATAGCATCGGTAATGAGTTCGGATTCAAACAAACAATATCAACGCCATCATTTATGCAGAAATATCTTTGACTTGCTCTTAAATCATTTGCTTTTAATGCCGTTTTAGTGCCTTGCTGAGTGTATTTCTTCCAATTAAAAGCAGAAAGTCCGTCAATTGCTAAAGTTGGAGATGCACCACAATCAACATGAACTTGCACAACAAAAGTCTGAGTGTTGTCATAAGAACTGATTGTTGGGTTTGCAATTAAAGTATAGGCTGTTGACGTTCCAGCGGTTAATCCCCAATAAGAAGTAGGGCGCACATCAAAATCATTAAGAGAGATTGCGGAAGCGGTTGCTCCAACTGGGTCAACTGTTTCAATGGTATTATCCAAAGAATCTTTAACAATCAATTTTAATTGAGATAAATCAGAATACCAAATTTCAGGAAAACGACCATTAGCATCTGATAAAACTGGATTGGTATTTGCAACAGTTAAACCAGCATTTTGATAAGTTGTAACGGGCGTTGTCGTTCCAGTTTGATAAAAATAATATTTATATCCTACTCCAACAGCTCCTGCGTTGGTAAATATTCTTGCAATTGGTTCAATAAATCTTTGTGCCATAATTATTGTCTGTAAAATTGTTGTTTAATTTTTTGAACTTCTTGTTCAGTATTGATACCTTGCATCGATACTGGTTCTTCTGCGTTAGAATCATCAATACCAAAATCTAAAGTATTTGCAGCCACTATCCCAGAAAATTTATCTAATTGTTTTAAATCCGTAACTGCTTGAGAAACAAAAGGTTTTTGCTCCTTAGACGCTTTATATATAATATTTATAAGATATTTAATTGAAGCATTTTTATTGGTAATAATCTTAGCAATTTCTTTAGCATTTTCAGGATTTAAACCTCTATAATTTTTTACTAAAAATTGTTCACCAGCTTTTGTTGCGTTTGTTATGGATGCATATTTACCATAGTTACTTGTAGCATAAGAAATTAAGCCATTAAAAGCTCTTAAAATAAAATTTGTGCTTTCTTCTTGAGTGCTTGGTTTATCTAACCTTAAAGATTTAATAGCCTTATTAAACAAAGCTTCTTTATTAATATTGTCAATAAATTCTCTATAATCTTTTTCTCCTAAAAAAGTTTTTAACTGATCTCTTTTAAATTTATTTTCAATTATCTTTTTTACTTGAATTTCGGTTGGTATATTAGAGCTATCAAATTTTATTAATTGCTCTACATTTTTAACAATTGTATCTTTTGCCCCAACTTTTACATCGTCTAAAATATCTTGTCTTTTTAAACCAGATTTAAAAGTAAATTCATTTATTTTTTTTATTATTTCAGAAGGCTCATATTTTGAAAATTCTTTTCCAAATTCAACGGCATCTTTTTTTATTGCCAAAGGTCTAAAAACATTATCGGCTTCTTTATATACTGGCGATACTTTATATATTAAATTATTAATTTTTTCTCTTAATTTAGTATTATCAGCTATTGTATCTTTATCTATTGCTTTACCAAATGAGTCATATTGTTTAGAAATGTCAGCATCAATTCTTTTTCTAATTTTATGAAGCATTGCAATGGAATCTTCAGGAATATCATCATCTAATGTTTTTCTAGCTTCAATTTTAAATTTAGTATAAATTTTATTATTTTCTAACTCGTCAAATTGTTTAGCTAATTCTATTGATTTTGGCAACATTTGATTAAGATTAGTAATTTCTTTTCTAACATTAACTATTTTGCCACCTTCTTCAATTTTAGTCGTTTGTTTTCTTAAAGTGTTTTGAAATTCTTCAATTCCTTTTTTAGACAAATCTCGTTTATCATAGGATGATCCAGCTTTTATTCCAGCTACGCCAGTTTTAACAGTTTGTGGAGTTATTTTTTTTAGTTTATTAATAGCGTCTATATTTATTCCTAAAGAATCTGTTTCATTTAAAAATTCTTTAGCTTCATTGTATTTTTTGCTATCTTCAGAAAAAGTTGTTGCTCTATTACCTGTTGTTTTGTTTTTTAATTCTTTTTTAATAAAATCTAAAATTTCATTTACTCTAGGTTTTTCTTTAAAATAGCCAGCTTCCCAAAGTTTTTCTCCAATTTTATCAATATCAGCTCCTTTAGTTCCTTCTTTTCTCAATAAACCTGGTAAAGTTTTATTTGTAATTCCTAAAGAAGCTAATTCTCCTTGATAATCGGCAATGCCTCCTAAATCTTTTATGAATTGCAAAGGGTTTTTTGGAGCGTATTTTTTTAAATCTTGTATAGCAGTTTTATATCTATCAGCAATATTAAATAATTCTTCTTTGCTAGAGCCTTCAAAACTACCTTGAGCTTGTTTAAATAATTCTTTTTCTTCTTTAGAAACTAAAGGTTTTTCAATATCCCTAAACTTACTTTGAAGATTATATTTATTAATAAAATCAGTTTTAGTTTTTGTTGAAGAATCGGTTTTAAAACTTTTTACACCTTCGGAAACTGTCGTAGTTTGTGGAGAAGTAGTTGTTTTAACTTCTTTAAATTCAAATTTAGGCACCATTGTTCTATCAGCTTCCGCTTCTGCGTATAAAGGAGAAGCTAAAGATTTTTGCGTGTCACTAATTTGTTTGGTGTAATCATCAGCATTGTCTATTTTAGAAATAATTTTTAAGTCATTATTTATCCTAGTAAAAGCTTCTTTATTTCTTCCTTCTGTAAAATCTTTAACTATTTCTCTTGCTTGCGGATATTTCGAAACAACACTTCTTGCAAAAGTTTTAAATTCGGGATTTTGAATATCAACTGCCGTCAAAGGTTTATCGCTAGGCTTGTCTAACAATTCTTTTAAAGCTAATTTTGCAGATTCTGGGTCTATTGCTTTTGCACCAACTTCTTCGGC